AGTATAGACCAGAATTAGTAACCACACTCCATACAGAATTGAGTCAAATGCTTATTCGTGGAGATGGACCAGATAGAGCAATTAAAAATATTGCTCATAAATTTGATACCACTAAGAGCCGAGCTGGTAATTTAGTAATGACAGAGAGTGCATATTTTAGCAGCTTAAGTAGACAAGATTGTTATAATAATTTAAAGATAGGCGATTATGAGATAGTTGCAACTCTAGATTTTAAAACAAGTACAACATGTAGACACTTAGATGGTGAACATTTTCCTATGTCTGAATATGAGGTTTGGGTTACAGCCCCACCATTTCATAATAGATGTAGAACTACAACTTGCCCTTATTTTAATGATGAATTTGAGTTAGGGGCAGAAAGAGCTGCTAGAAATAGTGATGGTAAAACCTACTATATTGATAGTAATATTAAATATCCTGATTGGGAAAAACAGTTTGTAAAAGATGGCAGCAGTGATATAATTAAAAATAAGAAAACACCATTTACACCTGCAAAAACTGTAAAAGAGGCAGAAGAATATTCAACCAGATCATTAGGCATTCCAAAAGCAAGTTATAAAGGTGTAGATGTGGCGACAGCTAATGCTTGGAATGAAGGGTTAAAAGATAGTTTTGATAGATTTCCAGCTTTAAAAGATAATTTTGGTTTTGTAGGTGAATGTCATGAAAGAAATAGCTTACTTAGACCAGTTGTTAAGGAAAGATACCTAAATATCCTAAAGGAAAGTAATCCTAATGTAGATATCAAAATTCTTGAGGAATATGCTGAAAAGAGTACAAAATCTTATATGAAGAATGTTAGTGTAAGTAAAGATACATTTGCACAATCATGGTCACCTAATACAGAAGAATGCAAGCCATTTAGAGGTGTTACAGTTAATAGAGATTTTGGAAAAGATTCAGAAAGTTTTGTTGAAGCATTACAGAAAAATGTTGAATCAGAATTCCATCCAGTTTCCTGTGATACAATAAGATCAGTCCTTGATCACGAAATTGGCCACCAGTTAGATGATTTATTGAAAGTAAGTAATAATAAAAATATAATGAAACTGTTTGATAGTAGAACTAGAGATGAAGTAACCAATGATTTATCCAGGTACTCATGGAAGAATAATAATTCTAATAGGTATGGTGAGTTCATAGCAGAAGGATGGAGTGAATATTGTAATAACCCAAATCCTAGGCCAGTAGCCAAAGAAATAGGTGAAACTATAGAAAGGATGTATGAAGAGTGGGAAAAGAAGAATTTATAAGTAAAGCAAAAGAATTAGGGTATACTGATGATGTGATACATGAAATAATAAATAATCATGAGGAAGCTTCAGGAAAAGGGATTAATATTCCTTATGAAATTGAATTAGAAAATTTACCAGTAGCAAATAAATAAGAGCACTTACTTAAGTTGATAGGTAGGTGCTTTTATTTTTAAAATAATAGAAATTTATGTTACATTTTGCTATAATATATATAAACTGTAGCAAGAGAGGGATATTATGGATATAAGTTTTAGCTGGTTGAATAATAGTTTTTTTTCTACATATATAGTACCAATATTAACTACATTTGTAGGGACTATATTTGGAGGGATTATTACTTTAGTAGTAAATTCTTATCATGAAAGAAATAAATTAATTATGAGCCAAAAACTCAAAATTTGGGAGATAATTAGTGAATACTTTCAAGAGATATATGAAGATTGTAAAGAAATTGAAGATGAGTATTTTAATATTATAATTGATAAGAATAAAATTATTTCATTATTTAATTCTAATAATATTAAAATATCAAAAAATATACGAAAAATAGAAACTAGATTAAGAAATTATTATATGCTGTTTGAAAATGGAAATTATTTATCAGACCTAAAGAAGAAGTTAGTGAATATTGAGGTGAATATTGAGATTAACGGTGATAGCAGTAATTTAAATGAATTGCATGATGAGTTTGTAGAATTTCAAATAGAATTTAGCAACGTTCATAAAAAACTTAATCTTGAGCTTGTAAAAATGTTAGATAATAAAAAAACAAAAAGAAAAAGAGTAAACAATTTTAATAAACAAATAGGAAAAAATTTCATAAATAGAATTTTTAGAGCATTTACTGAAAAGTAAGTGCTTTTATTATGCCTAAATTAAGGGAGGAATAATATGATTGAATTAATAAACATATTGGGAGTGACATATCAAATAAAGTTTTTAGATGATTTAATAGAAAGGGAGAATTTATATGGTGAGATAGATTATACAAATCAAATAATTAGAATAGATAAGAATATGAAAAAAGATAGAAAATCGAGAACTTTAATACATGAAATTATGCATGGGATTATGGAGTCGCTTGGATATTCAGAAATTAATTGTGATGAAGAGAAAGTACAGAACATATCAAATGCTCTGTACTTAGTGTTAGAAAATAATCCTAAATTACTTTCCCTTTTTCTTGGTTTGAGCTAAAGCACTTCCAGCTACACTTTTAGATGTTTTGCTATATCTATCATCTTGAAGTATTTTGGAAGCTTTAGTCGCTACTGATTTGCTAGTTTGCTTAGTATTAGCCATGATACTCACCTCCCTTAAGAATATTCTAGCACAAATATTAAGCAAAAAAGTAAAATAATAGGTTAAATTGAAAAAAATAAAAGAAATAGAAAGGTTAAGGTAATCTAATATCTCCTTAAAGTCTTACGTTAAAGGTTTATTTTTATTTTAGGAGGAATTAAATTATGAATGAAATAAATACAGGGACATTAAGAACAAAGGTCAATTACTTAATGTTTATGAAGTTAGAAGGTAAGTCTTAGAAATAAGGCTTTTTATTTTCGCCCTTTTTAAAAGATTGCAGGGCATAAAGAACAATGGAACTCCTAACAGGGAGCAACCTGTATAAATATGCTATTGGAGGTAATAAGAAATGGAATGGTTAAGAAAATTATTAGAAGGTGCTAAAAAGAAAGATGATGGGAACATCGACATTGATGATTTAATGAAATCAATTAATACAGAATTTCCGAAGAATGCAGTACCTAAAACTACTTACAATGAGGTAAGTGATAAATTAAAAACAGCAGAAACAACACTTAATGATCTAAAGAAAAACAATACAGATAATGAAACTTTACAAAAAACTATTAAAGAACATGAGGCTACTATTAAGACATTAGAATCAAATAGTAATAATTTAAAGAAAGAGTATTCGTTGAGAGACAAGCTTAAAGATCTAGGCGTAAAGGATGCTGATTATCTAATTTATAAGCATGGTGGAATTGATAAATTTACTTACGATAAAGATGGCCAAATAATAGGCTTAGAAGATACAATCAAGCCTTATAAAGAATCAATACCACATATCTTTACTACCAGCAAGACAGAAACCAATTATAATCCAACGGGTGGTGGAGAGTATAAAGGTTCAAATCCATTTGCAAAGGAAACATTTAATTTAACAAAACAAGGTGAATTATTAAACTCAAATCCTGCACAAGCTAAAGAATTAGCAGCGGCGGCAGGAGTAACATTAAATATTTAAGAAAAGGAAGTGTAATAAAATATGGCAGGAACAAAATTAAGTGACGTTATAGTACCAGCATTATTTAACCCTTATGTAATTAATGAAACAATGGAGAAATCAGCATTAGTGCAAAGTGGGATTATCACAAATAATAGTGAGTTTGATGGATTGGCTTCACAAGCCTCACCACTTGTAAATATGCCTTTCTTCGATGATTTAACAGGGGAATCAGAACAAGTAATTGAAGATGCTGATTTAACACCAGATAAAATTAATTCAAACAAGGATGTAGCTGTAATTATTAGAAGAGCCAAGATGTGGAGTGCAACAGATTTATCAGCAGCACTTGCAGGTAGTGATCCAATGGCTGCTATAGGAACATTAGTAGCAGGATTTTGGGCAAGAGATATGCAGAAAGAATTAATAGCAGTTCTTAAAGGTATATTTGGAACTTTTACGCCTTCAGGTGGTTCAGCAACTACAAGATTAGCAAGCAATATATCAGATATTTCAGGATTATCAGCTGCAGCTGCTAAGTGGAGTGGAGCTGCTTTTATAGATGCTCAACAATGCCTGGGTGATGCTAAAGAATTACTTACCGCGGTTGCAGTTCATAGTGCTGTTGAAGCGACACTTAGAAAGCAAAATTTAATTGAAACGATACAACCATCAAATGGTGGACCAGTAGACACATATCAAGGGAAAAGAGTTATTATTGATGATGGTTGCCCTTATGAGGGTACAGGTGCTAACATGATATTTACATCTTATCTATTCGGGCAAGGAGCTGTTGCATTGGGTAATGGTAATCCAGTTGGATTTGTACCAACCGAAGTAGATAGAGATAAGAAAAAAGGATCAGGTGTTGATTACTTAATCAATAGAAGAACTAATATTCTTCATCCAAGAGGAATTAAATTCACTAACACAAATGTAGCTAAAACAGAAGGGCCATCAAGAGCAGAATTAGCAGATGCAGAAAATTGGTTGCCAGTATATGAAGCTAAGCAAATTAGAGTAGTTGCATTTAAACATAAAATTTAGGAGTTGGTTTTATGCTAGAGAATGAAAGATTAAATTCTCTTAAAGATATGCTAGGTATTAACGTGACTGATTCTACTAAAGATATAACTTTAAAATTCGCATTAGAAGATGCAACAAATATAATCCTGGATCATTGTCATATCGATGAAATACCAACAGGCTTAGAGACAACATTAATACGTATGGCCAGAGAGTTATATATAAATGAGAACCTAGGTGATGAAAGCATTGCTCTAGGTTCTGTTTCTTCAATAAATGAGGGTGATAAGTCAACGAGTTTTCGAAGTGCTGCAAGTGAATTTAAAGATAGCCTATTAAAAGATTATAAAAGCAAACTTAACAAGTATAGGAAGTTGGTGTGGTAATCTGAATAGAGCTATAGAAATGGCTAGGAAGCAACACAGAAAGGTCATAGAAAGCATGTATGAGCACACTTGCACTATTCAGGAGTATGAAGGTATTAAGGATCCAGTAAGTAAGCAAACAAATAAAAAGGTAGATACTGTATTAGAAAATCAACCTTGTGGCATATCATATGAGAATATTAGAAATGCAAATTCAACAGAAAGTGCTACAACTATAACTCAAATAATTAAGTTATCTATTGCACCTGAAATTGTAATTAAGCCAGGTTCAAAGCTTATTATTGCTGATAAAAATAACAATGTAACTGAGTATAAAAATAGTGGAGTACCTGCAGTTTATTCAGGACATCAGGAGATAGTTTTAGAGCTATTTAAAGGGTGGGCGTAATGGCTAAATGGGGTAAGTGTGATTATAAACAACTTTTAAGAATTCAGGAGAAATTACAACAGTTAGACACAGCTCAGATAGCAGAGATTTGCATATCATTAACAAATGAACTAGCTGCAAGGTTATTAAGAAAAGTAATTAAACGTACTCCAGTTGGTCAATATCCTAGTGGCAGTGGTAAAGTTGGCGGTACCCTTAGAAGAGGCTGGAACATTGGAACAATAAATAAAACAGGTAACACCTATGAGGTAGAAATTATAAACCCAACTATGTACGCATCCTATGTTGAATTTGGCCATAGGACTAGAAACCATAAAGGATGGGTTAAAGGTAGATTTATGATGACTATAAGTGAAAAAGAATTAAATGCACAAGCGCCTAAGTTAATAGAAAAAAGAATTATGGAATATTTGGAGTGGTGCTTTAATGGTAAATAAAATTATAACTGGAATATCACAAAAAATAGATGAAGTATTCAATTCGGTAAATGAGGATTACACAATATATACTGAAAATGTAGAGCAGGATTTAAAAGAACCCTGCTTTTTTATTTTTAGTTTAAAACCTGATAGTACTAAATTGGTTGGAAATAGGTATAAAAGGAATTATTCATTTGATATACACTATCTCCCAAAAGATTTAGGAAATGCAAATAATGAGTGTAATGAGGTAGCAGAAAAGCTTATGGATGAATTGGAGTATATTACAGTTGATGGAAGCCTAGTAAGAGGTACCGAGATGAGTGGAGAAACAGTTGATAATGTACTCCATTTTTTTATTAACTTCAATATGATTGTTAGAAAAGATATTCCAAAAGAAGATTCAATGGAAAATGTAAAAGTAAATTCAGGAGTGAAGAGGTGAATTAGATGGCGATAAAAAAGCAAGAGGATTCTGAAAAAATTAAGTTTACAAAGGAACAAATTTTAAAGAGTAAGAAGTATAGAGATCAAAGAGATTTGATTAATGCTCTTTTAGTAAATGGACGTTCTTATACATTGAATGATGTTGATAGTATGATAGAAAAATTTATGAAGGAAGGTGTTTAATAGATGGCTTTAGGTGGAGGTACTTTCTTAGTACAAAATAAAGTTTTACCAGGTGCCTATATTAATTTTGTAAGTGCTTCAAGAGCTTCAGCAACATTATCTGATAGAGGTTATGGAGCTATGGCCTTAGAATTGGATTGGGGGCCAGATGATGAAATATTTACAGTTGAAAATGAAGATTTCCAAAAAGATAGCTTAAAAATATTTGGATATGATTATACTCATGAAAAACTTAAGGGGTTAAGAGATTTATATAAAAATCTAAAAACAGGATATCTATTTAAACTTACTGGTGGAGTTAAGGCCAGCAATACTTATGCAACAGCAAAATATAAGGGCATTAGAGGTAATGCTATAAAAATTATTATTGCTGCTAATGTAGATGATACAAGTAAATTTGATGTAAGTACTTTAATTGATACAACTCTTGTTGATACTCAAACGGTCGCACAAGCAAGTGAATTGACGAGTAATGATTTTGTGGATTTTAAAGCAGATGCGACTTTAGCAGCAACAGCGGGTGTAAGTCTTTCAGGAGGTACTAATGGTAATGCAGTAACTGGAACTGAATATCAGAATTTCTTAGATAAATTAGAAAGTTATAGTTTTAATACTCTTGGTTGTTTATCTACTACAGGCACAATTATAGATTTATATGTTGCTTTTACTAAGCGTATGCGTGACGAGGTTGGAGCTAAGTTTCAAACGGTAGTGCATAAAACAGCAGCAGACTATGAGGGTATTATATCTGCAGAAAATACCGTTACTGACGTAGGAGCTAATCCTGCATCACTTATTTATTGGATTACAGGAGCCGAGGCGGGATGTGAAGTTAACAAAACTATCACTAACAAGAAATATGATGGTGAATTTACTGTTGATACTAATTATAAACAAACTCAGCTTTCTAATGGAATTAAAGCCGGAAAGTTATTATTCCATAAGGTTGGTGATGAAGTTAGAGTATTAACTGATATAAACACATTCGTATCTTTTACAGATGCTAAGAATGTTGATTTCTCGAGTAATCAAACAATGAGGGTACTAGATCAAATTGCTAATGATACTGCAGTATTATTTAATACAAAGTATTTAGGTAAAGTTCCTAATGATGCATCAGGAAGAATATCATTTTGGAATGATATTGTATTTTACAATAGGCAACTTCAACAAATTAGAGCTATTACAGATTTTGACCCAAAAGATGTTGTTGTTGAAAAAGGAAATGACAAAAAATCTGTTGTAACCACTGAAGCAGTAACGCCAGTAAATGCGATGGAAAAATTATATATGACAGTAATTGTTGAATAGAAGGAGGAATAATATATGCCTGAGATTATGAATGCTAAGGATTCGGTAAGTGCATCCCTAGCGGAATGCTTCGTTACAATAGATGGTGATAGGTATAATTTTATGCAAGCTATCAACCTAGAGGCATCTATGAAAAAGACTAAAACTAAAGTACCTATACTTGGGAAAACGGGTAAAGGGAATAAGGCAACTGGATGGGAAGGAAGCGGAAAAGCTACTTTTCATTATAATACATCAATAGTAAGACAATTACTTTACAAGTATAAAGAAACAGGTGAAGATACTTATTTTGATATGCAAATTACTAACGAAGATCCTACAAGTGGCGTTGGTAGACAAACTATAATTCTAAAAGATTGTAATGTTGATGGTGGAATTCTTGCTAAATTTGATGCAGATGCAGAATATTTAGATGAGGATATGGATTTCACCTTTGAAGATTGGGAAATGCCAGAAACATTTAGTATCTTAGATGGAATGCAATAAGAAAGGTTAAGGTGAACAAATAATGAGTAATTTAAGTTATTTTTTAGCAGCTAATGTTATTAAGGAAGATGTAGTAAAGTATATAGCAAGTAAAAGATTTATTGATGAAAATAAAAATCCTGTAGAATGGGAACTTGGCTGCATAACAAGTGCAGAAGATCAGGAAATAAGAAAAAGTTGTACTAGAAAAGTACAGGTGCCAGGGAAGAAAAATATGTATATGCCAGAAACAGATTATGATGCTTATTTGGCAAAATTAGCTGTGAAATGTGTTAAATATCCTACATTAAATAATGCAGAATTACAAAATAGTTATGGCGTTATGGGAGAGGTGGCGCTATTACAAGCAATGTTAAAATCAGGTGAATATCAAGATTTACTTAAAAAAGTCCAAGAAATTAATGGTTTTGATACTGGAATGGATGAGTTGGTAGAAGAAGCAAAAAACTAATAAATGAAGGTGATAGTGATGCAAACTATGCATACTATTGTCTTCATAAACTTCATATATTGCCAAGTGCATTTATAAACTTACCAAGGGAAGAAAAAGCTTTTGTGATAGCAGCTATTGATATAAAAGCTAAGAATGATAAAGAAAAACAAAAGGAACTTGAAAGAAAAACTAAGAGATAGTAAAATATGCCAACTTATTGTATAATATAACCACATTATACATATAAGGGGTAGATATTAATGAAAAGATTTTGTTCAAATTGTGGTAATGAATTAAAAGAGGATGCTAAATTCTGTGATAAATGTGGACAAAAACAGAACAATGAACTATCCGATAATGGATATGTTGTAGGAAATATAAATTCACAAAATATAATTAAGCCTAAAAAGAAAAAGGGTTGTTTAATATCAATTTTATTAGTTATTTGTATCCCTGCATTGGTAGTAGCAATTTATATGCCCAAAAGTGCAAAGGTTCCTGAAAACATAGGGGTTATAATGAACCAAACAGGTTCTAATAAAGATAAATCAACTCAAATAAATAGCACACTAGAACAATGTGATATAAAGAATATTAAAGAAGTAACTCATGATAGCGTACTTGATGGAGCTTATGGGGGAAGTGAAAAAGGGTATAGGATTAAAACAGATTCAATTAATAATATTATTCTATATTTACGTGAAGACAACACTGTTCTTGCAATAAAGTATGCTGACAATGTTCTTTATGATAATAATCAAGTTGTGTCTAAACTTTCAGATTTCACATTGACATTAAGTGAAGAAAGTAACTTGCAAATAAATAGTCAAAAGATGGTGAAAGACTTTTTAAAAGCTCCATCAACTGCAAGTTTTCCTAATATAAACGAATGGAAATTCTATAAAGATAAAGAAAAAATAATAATACAATCTTATGTTGATTCTGAAAATTCATTTGGTGCTAAATTAAGAAGTGAATTTCAAATAACATTGACACCAGATGGAAAGAAAGCAACATCTATGATTATTGATGGCAAAGAATATACAAACAAATAAACAAACATCTAAGCACTTACATTGTAGGTGCTTTTATTTTTTATTAAGTTTGGAAAGGAGGTATATTAATGGCAACTATTAGATCGGCAGTACAGATGGTGGATGGAATGTCTCCTGTCATTCGGAGCATGACAAATGCTTTAAATATTTGTATTAGTAGCTTTGAGACCATGCAATCAGTTTCGAGTAATGCAATAGATACAAGTAGCTTTGAAACCGCAAGAAGAGAAATTAATAATGCTGAAATGGCAATGAATCAGATGGAAGCAGACGTTATGAATTCTACTAATGCTCAAAATGAATTTAATCATTCTATGCGCGAAGGACATAATCATGCAAATAATCTATTGGATACCATAAAAGGTGTAGCAATGGGTATGTTAGCAGCTAAAGTTGTAATGTTAGGTATTGAAGGCGTTATGAACGGCCTTAAAGCATCTGATCAATTAGTTCAAACTCGAGCGCGTTTAGGATTGATAAATGATGGACTAAGAACTACAGATGAATTGCAAAATATGATTTTTCAATCAGCTCAAAGATCACGTGCATCATATACAGACACCGCCAATGTTGTTGCAAAGCTTGGCATACTTGCTAAAAATGCTTTTTCATCGAACGAAGAAACTGTTGCATTTGCTGAACAGATGAATAAGCAATTTAAAATTGGGGGTGCGAGTATTGAAGAGCAAACTGCAGGTATGTATCAATTAACTCAAGCTATGGCATCAGGAAAACTACAGGGGGATGAATTCAGGTCAATTATGGAGAATGCACCATTATTAGCGCAAGCTATAGCAACATATACAGGCAAGAGTATGGGAGAATTAAGGAAAATGTCTGCAGAAGGAGAAATAACAGCAGGTATTATTAAAAAATCTCTATTTAGTGCAGCAGAAGAGACAGAAGCAAGATTTGCAAAGATGCCAAAGACAATAGGTGAAGCTTGGACTAGTATTAAAAATCAAGGATTAATGGCATTTCAACCAGTTTTGCTTAAGATTAATGAAGTAGTAAATAACCCTAATTTCAACATATTGATATCTCAAATGGTGTATGGCTTTTCCTTACTCTCTATCGCTATACTAAATGTGATAAATATTGCAGCAAATGTAGGGGCTTTCTTTCAAAGTAATTGGGGTATTATAGCGCCTATTATATGGGGAATAATTGCTGCTCTTGTTGTATATAATGCGTCACTATTAATTAATAATATTTTAACTGGAGAAAGTGTTATTGCTAAAGCAGCGCATACAATTGCTTCATGGGCTGAAACAGCTGCTATAATTGCTATGACTGCGGCACAAGATGGATTAAATGCAGCTTTGGCAATGTGTCCTGTAACTTGGATAATCATAGCAATAATTGCGTTGATAGCTATTTTCTATCTAGCTGTAGCAGCAGTAAATAAATTTGCAGGTACAAGTTATTCAGCTACTGGACTTATTGCTGGTACATTTGTTGCATTAGGAACTGTAATTTATAACGTAATAGCTTATGTATGGAATGTATTTGCAGCATATGTAGAGTTTTTTGCTAATGTATTTACTAATCCGGTAGAAGCAGTAAAAAGACTTCATATTAATTTAGCATTAACTATTATAGATTCAATGCTTGCAGCAACAAGAGGATGTGATCAGTTTGCTACTAATATGGCTAATGCAATAATTGAAGGTATAAACATGGCTATAAACGCATGGAATGATTTTGTAGACTTATTAAATTCATTTGGTGGAATAGGTGACAAACTTGGCTTAGGTAAAGGAAGTACCTTGGGCTATACTGCATCAATAACCAGTGATTTAGATAGCGCAAAGGCAAATTTAGAAGGTTATTTGGCTAATAAACCAGACAACTATGTTACTGTCCCTAGAATGGAAGCAAAAGACATAGGTTCTGCGTTTAATAGTGGTTATGCATGGGGAGCAAATGCAGAAAACTACATTGGAAACATGTTCTCAATACCTGAAAATCAAACAGGAAATGGTTCTGGATTTAATTATGATGATCTTTTAAATAATGCAAAAGATACTGCAGACAATACTGGAAAAATTAAAGATAAAATGGATATAACAGATGAAGATCTAAAGTATTTAAGAGATATTGCAGAACAGGAAGTTATCAATAGATTCACTACTGCAGAAATCAAAGTGGATATGACTAACCATAATACTATTGATAATGGTATGGATATTGATGGTATAATTCATCATTTAGGTGATGGAATATATGAAAATTTACAAACTGTAGCAGAGGGGGCGACTTACGATGTATAGTTTTTATTTAGATAAGATATTATTGCCAATAACTCCATCTAAGATGCAAGTAAAGATTAACAATAAGAATAAGACAATGACATTAATTAATGATGGTGAAATTAATATCTTAAAACAAGCTGGATTAACTGAGATAACCTTTGATGCTCTTTTACCAAATAATAAATACCCATTTGCTATTTATAAACGAAATAGGTTTAGAGATGCAGAATACTTTCTAAATAAAATTAAGAAGTTTAAAGTTCAGAATAAGAAGTTTAGATTTATTGTTGTGAGAGAAACGCAGGGCGGAGATGAACTATTTGACACAAATATGAAAGTAACTCTTGAAGATTATACAATAACAGATGATGTAAGTAATGGTACAGATATATCTGTGTCTATTAAGTTAAAGCAGTATAAAGAATATTCAACAAAGACAGTAGTTATTATAGAACCTATAGTAAACACGACTACTGCAGCAGCAACCACTACTGTAGTATCTCCACCTGTAGAGGCAAGGCCAGTGGAATCGCCACCAACACCGCCAACTTACACAGTTGTATCAGGTGATTGTCTTTGGAATATATGTAAACAATATTTAGGTGATGGTTCGAAATATCAAGAGATAGCAAATCTAAATGGGATTGCTAATCCAAATCTAATCTATCCAGGGCAGGTGATAAAACTTGGATAATATAGAATTAATAATTAGAAATGGCCAAACACTGTATTATCCTTGTGTAGAGGAGGGTATAACATGGGAAACTGAAAGAAAAAGTTCTCCTGGGAAACTTACTTTTAATGTTGTTGCAGATAGTACCTTAAAAATAGAAGAAGGTAATGCAGTTAGATTTAAATTAAATGGTACTAATGTGTTTTATGGCTTTATTTTCACCATAGCGAGAAATAAAGATAATGTATTAAAAATTACTGCCTATGACCAATTAAGGTACCTTAAAAATAAAGACACTATAGTTTATAAAAATAAAACTGCTAGTGAATTAATTAAAATGTTAGCAGAAGATTTCAAACTAAATTTAGGTACCATAGAGGATACGAAATACGTGATTGAAAGTAGAACAGAAGATAATTCAGCACTATTTGATATGATTGAAATTGCTTTGCTTATAACAACTCAATATGAAAAGAAAATTTATGTGTTATATGATGATTTTGGGAAGCTTACTTTAAAGAATATTGAAAGTATGAAGCTTCCTTTATTATATGATAATGATACTGCAGAAGACTTTGACTATACATCTAGTATAGATAATAATACTTACAATCAGATTAAGTTGAGTTTTGAAAATAAAGACGAGGGTAAGAGAGATATATACATGACTAAAGGTAGTTCAAACATCAATAGGTGGGGTGTACTTCAATTTTATGATAAATTGAATATTGAATCTATGGGCCAATCTAAAGCAGATGGGTTGTTAAGCCTTTATAATAAACCAAGTAAGACATTAAGTTTAAAAAATGCATTAGGTGATCTAAGAGTAAGAGCTGGCACAAGTATCTTAGTTAAATTAGATCAGCTTGATGAAGCAAATGTAAGAAAGTATATGATAATAGAAAAGGCAAAACATACTTTTAAAGATAATGAACATCTTATGGATTTGACTCTAAGGGGAGGTGTGTTTAATGTTTGATACTAAAGATATATTAGTAATGTTAAAACAAGCTGCAAGAGATACATTTAATTCAATGAAACCAACTGATATTTGTTTTGGAAAAGTAGAAAGCATTGAGCCTTTAAGGATAAGAGTAGATTCAAAATTAGTTCTTGAAGATATACAATTAATATTAACACGTAACGTAATTGACTATGATTTAGAAATGACAGTTGACCACGTTACAGAAACAGGATACGGACCTGCTGGACATACTCATGGTTATAAAGGCCGAAAAGTCTTTAGAGTAAACAATGCTTTAGTAGAGGGCGAAAAAGTGATTTTAATAAGGGCTCAAGGTGGCCAAAAATATTTGGTTTTAGATAAGGTGGTGGATCCATTATGATTCCAAAAGAAAGCTCAGATTTAGAATTTGAATTTCAGGAACAACCAAGTAAAACATATTTCATTAATGTTGATAAGGAAAAGATAAAAGGTTACATTGATGAAATTGAAGCTGTAAAGCAAGCTATATATAAGATAATTAATACTGAAAGATATAATTATTTAATATATAGTTGGAATTATGGAATTGAATTAAAAGACCTTTTTGGAGAACCTATTCCTTATGTTTATAGTGAGCTTAAAAGAAGAATAGAAGAGGCACTTGTGCAAGATGATAGAATCAACTCGGTTGATTCTTTTTCTTTTTCTCAGCCTAAAAGAGGTGTGGTTTTAGCTACCTTTACAGCTCATACGATTTATGGAGATATAGAGGCAGAAAAGGAGTTGGAGGTTTAATAATGTTTGAAAGTATTACTTATGAGGTCCTTTTACAAAGAATGCTTGCTAGAGTGTCAAATAATCTAGATAAAAGAGAAGGTTCAGTTATTTATGATGCGATAGCTCCTGCAGCTGTAGAACTTCAAAATGTGTATATTGAACTGGATGTAATATTAAAAGAAACATTTGCAGATACATCAAGCAGAGACTACTTAATAAAAAGAGCTAAAGAAAGAGGCTTATCTCCTGAAGAAGCAACTTATGCAGTTTTAAAAGGGGAGTTTAACATTGATATTCCTATAGGTTTAAGATTCTCCTTAGATGATTTAAATTATATTGCAACTGAGAAGATCAGTGCAGGAATTTACAAACTTCAATGTGAAACCGTAGGAGTTAAAGGAAATAGCAATTTCGGAACTTTAGTGCCTATAGACTATATTAAAGGCTTATCCAGTGCAGAACTTACAGAGCTATTGATACCAGGAGAAGATGAAGAAGGAACGGAAACATTTAGAGATAGATATTTAGCAAGTTTTAATCCTGAAGCTTTTGGCGGCAATGAAGCTGACTACAAGGAAAAGGTTAATAAAATACAGGGTGTTGGAGGTGTAAAAGTTTATCCAATTTGGAACGGTGGAGGTACCGTAAAGCTAGTAATAATTAATTCTGAATATAAAAAGCCAA